GGAGTTGCAAATTGATTATAATCAAATAAAAGGTAGAACATTTCGAACTTTAGCGGCTTTTGAAAACAATGAAAAAGATACTAATTTGTTGGAAAGCGGAGAAATAAATGTACAATAAAAATTATATAAAAATAAATATTGATAAATTAACTAACTTGAATCAAATGTCCTCAAAATGTTTTTTGGTTATACTTCAATTCATAAAATACATGGACAAAGATAATATCGTGATGATACCTAAATATTTGAAAGATAAAATTTGTGTAGAACTAGATATTAAAATAAACACATTAGAACACGTTGTAACGCAATTAATTAAAGATAATTTCTTGTCAAGAAAAGCTATATGTGTATATGAAATTGATAAAGAAATTTTTGGCAAGCCGTGTTTTTAAATTGGTGAGCGGAGAATAAAAAAATGATGGAGTAAAAAATGTATAAAAATTTAAGTTTGACATATTTGCTCAACGGAGCAGTATATAATCAGAATACAGTACATAGTTTTGACAATGAAAATTTAGGAACATCAATAAACATTGCAGTTCCTGAGGATTACGAAGATTTTAGTTTTATTATGGACTGTCAGAATGGCACAATAACAAAACAATATTCTCTTGGGTCAGGAGAAACAAGTTATACAATTGAATTAGATGATTCTTTAACATTGGCTGGCACTTTGGAACTCCAACTTTGGGCAACGATCCTCAGTGGTGATGAGACTGTAAAAGTACAATGGCAAAAATATAATTTAACCATTGATGATGCCCTCAACATTTCAACAATCACTGCTGAAGATAATCCTGATATTATAGCTACTCACACCGCACAAATACAAGAGTTATATAATATTACAGACGTTATAGACATCACTGGTGATGGCACTTTATTTCTCTCAGATGATGGCACTTATCAATTCCCCGGAACAATTGGAACTCGAGATTATTCCACAATTACTAACAAACCCCAAATAAACTCTGTAGAATTAGTTGGTAATAAGACATCTGCTAATTTGGGATTACAACCAGCAGGAAGTTATGAACCTGCAAACTCAAACATACAATCTCACATATCCGATTCAAACATTCATTTAAGCTCGAGTGAGAAAACAAATGTAGGTAAATTAGTTTCAACAGGTGATGGTAGTAAATATTTAGGAAATGATGGTAATTACTCAACTGTCAGCAGTGGAACAACGGATTATACTGCTTTATCTAATAAACCGTCTATAAATTCCGTAGAACTTACAGGAAACAAAACATCTTCAGATTTAGGATTACAACCAGCTGGCAATTACTTAACTGCCGAAGTTGATCCGACTGTTTCGGCATGGGCGAAAGCACCTACCAAGCCAAATTATACTCCATCAGAGGTAGGAGCAGTTGCTATTATTGGCGATACTATGAGTGGTGATTTAACCTTTGAAGATGCTGGAATAATTGATGTGGACTACATAGACTCAAACACGGGAGCAACAAGCACCACGAAGGTTGGTAGATTAAGGTGGAACAATACTGACAAATGCTGGGAATACGATGCAACTACAAATAGTACAAATCAGATAGGGCAAGAAGTATGGGCAAGGGTTCGTAATGAAACTGGATCACAAATAGATAATGGTACACCGGTTTATATCACGGGAGCGACAGGCAACCGACCAACAATCGCAAAAGCTCAAGCCAATTCAGAGTCAACATCCTTGAAATATCTAGGTTTAACAACAGACGATATACCTCATAATGAAGATGGATTCGTGACGGTTATGGGGACTGTTCGTGGAGTTAACACTAATTCATACAATGCAGGGGACGTTCTATATCTCTCAGATACAGTGGCAGGAGGATTCAGAACAACAAGACCAGATGCCCCAAACACAACTGTGGTAATTGGAATGGTTAAAGTGAAGAGTGGGACTGGTCAAATAGCAGTTCAATCTCGTACTTTGCCAACTATTGAGCGTTTATCCAATGTATATACAAGTAGTTTAACATCGGGGGATACTTTAAAGTATAGTGGGACAAGATGGGAGAACAGCACCACAGACGTATACAAGACTTTTGCAGGATTTGTAAATCGTACTGATTCTTCAATTACTATAAACGGTTCTGGTGTAGTTACATTGAAACCAGTTGCCACATCGTTCACGGTGTACACAATGGGTGTCAAACATGTATTAACTAATACTCAAACTGTAACTGTCACAAATGATCAGACCATAACTTACATTTATTTGGATTCAGCGGGAGTATTGCAAAAGAGTATTAGTGTATGGGACTTAACTATTGGGACTAACATACCAGTGGGAATAGTATTCAAAGACGGCTCAACCTATGCCCTAACTGATGAAAGGCACGGACACGAACGCAACAAAGCTTGGCACAATTGGGCTCATAATAATATTGGAGCAATGTATAAAAGTGGATTAACTGCTACTTTTACAACATCGACTCTAAGTGTTACTCAAGGTATTATTTATGATGAAGATTTACAAGCTGATACAGGTAGCACGCGTACGACATGTTCTTTATGGTATAGAAACGCAACGACAGGAATGAGATTAGTTCGTGGTTCAAACTATGCAAAAGCAGTTAGTATTGGAGGTATTCTCCGATATGATAACGGTTCAGGAACGCTACAAGACGTCACAAACAATAGATATGCTACAAACTGGGTATACGCTACAAACGATCCTACAGAGCCTATATATTGTGTTGTTGGTCAAGGAGATTATTCAAATCTTACAAATGCTAGAAATGCGTCAGCACCAACAATCAATTTAATCACAGCAGAATGGAAATTAATATATCGTGTGATTTATCAGAGAACATCGGGAGTTCCAGCTGGGACATATGTTGAAAGTGCAGACTTTAGAACAGTTCAGACTGGAGTACCAACTTCAGCAATCACCACTGACCATAATGCTTTAATAAATAGAGAGACTGCGAATTCACATCCAGCTAGTGCAATTAGTTATGATAATGGTGGAGATACATTAACTGATATTCAAACTGAATTAGATGCAAGAATTAATAAAACTTATACTCTTACAATAGAGGTGGGAGAATGGACGGCTAATTCTTTTTCACAAACTATTACAGGATTGACAAGTAATGATTTGGTATTAATCCAAGCTGCAGACTCGTATTATAGCGATTATGGACTAGATTATACTCAATCAAACAACACAATTACTTTTACAGTAACTAGTACACCAACAGAAACTCTTAATCTTGGCATACCTGTTGTGAAATGCTCAAGTGGAGGTGCTTTATGATAATTAAACCTAAAATAATTAATAGTGGGGAAGATGTTGGTTCGGGAGTTTTAACAATTAGATTTCACTATTTAGATATTGAGAATGGGAAGTTGACCAATAAAATCGCCGAACGATATTGTGATGTAGGTGATACTGTAACACCACCTACGATTCCGACTACATTAGATGCAGTAACTAAACAAAGTTGTGCATTAACTTTTAAAGAATGGAATTACACTAATGCTCAATTGACTAATATTCAGACTGATATTGATGTTGGAGCAATTTATAATACGTCCGATAGTAAAACTCATGCTTTTGTAACTGTGAATGCAGGCACAGGATATGATTTGCCAGTTTATTTCAATAAATCAGATTCATCCACTCTCACTATATCTTGGGGAGATGGCACTGCTGATTATACTACTACAAATTCAGGAGACATTACTACAACACATACATATTCAACAGCGGGAAGTTATGAGATAAGAATTTGGATATCATCAGGAACTGGAACTTTTAGATTTGGTTATAATGGTGGAATTGTAACTTGCTTTATAGGTGGTACAAATCAGACTTATAAAGACACATTAAATGGAATATTTATGGATGGTAAAATTACTGATACGATGAGTGGTGCATTTAATAATGCTCATAGTTTAGAATTATTAACATTATCTACTAATATCACGACAATTAGTACAAATTGTTTTATACAGTGTCATAAATTAAAATATGTAACATTACCAACTTCAGTTACTAGTATAGTAGGATTTAAAGACAACTATGGTTTATCTTTTGTATCATTATCTAATAGTCTAACGACAATAAATAGTTCAACATTTCAAGGATGTTATGATTTAAATATTATTATTATTCCAAGTAGTGTTAATAGTATGGGAACGGCTGTTTTCCAATATTGTTATAGTTTAAAAAAGGTGATATTTTTAGCAAATGTATCTTCGTTACCAACTGTTACTTTTGATTCATGTTATAGTTTAAATAATGTTGTGATTTTAAGTAACATCGAATTAATTTATGGTTCAGCATTTTCTACCAATTATTGTGCTAACGTTTATACTATTAAACGATTTACAGCACCATCAACTATTACAGTGCTGGATGATACAAATGTTTTTAGAAATATTACATCTCAAGTCCGTATTTACGTTCCCGTTGGTTCTGAAGCAGTCTATAAAACAGCTACAAACTGGTCAAGTTATGCAAATTATATTTATGAAGATAACCCAACAAATAGAGCTTTATTTGGAGATTGATAAATGACAATAAATGAACAAATTATTCAAGAATTAATGAAAGAAGGTTTAACTAGTATAAATTCAGCGTATTATTCACAAATAGACTACTGGAAAGAGTGGTATAAAGGTTTGGTTTCTAGTTTTCATTATTACAATGTCAAATTGGCAGATGGTACTACAGTGCAAAAAGAAAAACTCACTATGAACTGTGCAAAGAAAGTGAGTGAAGACATGTCTAAACTTCTTTGGTCAAATAAAGTGCAGATTAATTTGGATACAGAAGAGAAAACTCAAGTTTTTTGGGAAATATTAGAAGATAACAATTTTAATGTAATGATGCCAAGACAATTAGAGTTATGTTCAGCTCTAGGAACTGTCGCATTTAGCGAGTTTCTACAAGATGGAAAGGTAATGATTGAGTACATAGGTGATCCAAAAAGGATAATACCTTTTCAATATTGTAATAGTCAAATTACAGGTTTTGTAACTGTGAATCCATTTACTCGAATGGAAAACGGAAATGTAATTTATTATATTCATTTGGTTTATCACGAATATAAAAATAGAGTTTATACAAAGTATAACGCTTTGTATCGTTCAGAAATACCGACAGAATTAGGGACTCAAATTCCTTTTAATCTTATGTTTCCAGATGTTCAGGAAGAAGTAATTTATACTGATGTAGATTATCCTCACTTCCAAGTTTTGAAATTTCCAATAACTAACAATTATGATTTGGATAATCCAATGGGAATGAGTATTTTTGGAAACTCTATAGATAGACTTAAGAGTTTGGACACCATATACGATAGTTTTAACAATGAGTTTATATCAGGTAGAAAGCGTATTTTAATTGATGCTTCAGCTCTGAAAGGTGTGCCACAAGTGGATGATGCAGGTAATGTAACTACTGCTCTCTATTTTGATAAAAATGACACAACCTACGTTGCTTTACGGGGAATGGATCAGCAACCGATTAAAGATATAGATTTCAATATTAGATATCAAGAGCATATAGATAGTATTCAATCTCAAGTAAACTGGTTGTCTTCAAATATTGGATTTGGTGAAAACTTTTACAGTTTCAGCGGGAATCAACCAATGACAGCAACTGAGGTACTCTCTCGTGATTCAGATGCATATCGAACTAAAGATAATTATGATGTTGTATTAATTGAGTGTGTTGAGAGTTTAGTAAAAGCAGTTTGTTATTTGGCAGGAATTCAAACAAGCACAGTTGAAATAATAACGGATTATTCACGTTTTAAAAACGATAGTGCTGAACAGACTAGATTGATGCAAGAAGTTAATGCTGGAATTACTAGCAAAGTTGAGTATAGGATGAAGATTTATAATGAAGATGAACAGGTTGCTCGTCAAAAAATAGATGAAATTAGCAGTAATGAACCCACAATGCAACAATTAGTTGGAGCTTAATATGTCTGTATTAACTGAAGAAGTATTGGAACTAATAGATGCTAGGTTTACGGGACGTGTAAATACTGTAATTACTTTTATGTTGGAAAGATTAGGATTGAGAATAAAACAAATTGGACAACTCAGTCCTAGTGATGCTTATGTACTTGCTAATAGTGTTGAAATTGGGGCAGATATTAATAAAATAATTAAAGAGTTAGCGATTGCAACTGGTAAGAATATAGACGATATATATCCGCTTTATGATCAAATTGCTAGTAAAAGCACCTCGCTTGCTAAACCATTATATGATTATCGAAACCTAGGTTATATACCTTATTCCGAAAATATCAGACTTCAGCGAGAGGTTAAATCTTGGGGTGATTTGACAGCGGGAACTTTTGAAAATGCATCACGAACTACTGGATTCAATTTGCCCTCTAATTACACAGGTAAAAATATTTGGTATAACTTAGCGTCTGGTTATAGAAATGGTATAGATCAAGCTGTAACCTCGGTTAGTAATGGATTCACTGGTTATCAAGATGATATGTACAAACTAATTAAAAGTTATGCTAATCAAGGTATACAGACAATGGATTATCCAACTGGGTACTCAAGACGATTGGATACAAGCGTTAGGATGAATTTGCTAGAGGGTGTAAGGCAAGTAAATCAAGGAATTCAAAATCAAATAGGTTATGAAGTTGGGGCTGACGGTGTAGAGATTTCTGCACATCCATTGTGTGCTGAAGATCACTTGCCGTACCAAGGTAGACAGTATACCAAGCAAGCCTATGAAGAGCTTAATAATACACTTGCAAGACCAATAGGAACTATGAACTGTAAACATTTTACTTATAGTATTGTTTTAGGTGTATCTAGTCCTAGTTATACTAATTACCAGTTAAAACAGTTTCAATTGGAAAGTAGGACAAAAATTAATTATAAAGGTAAAGAATATAGTAAGTATGAGATAACTCAATTACAACGAAAACTTGAGACAGAAGTAAGAAAGCAGAAAGATTTTCAAATTATCGCAGTGGCAAGTGGTAATAAACGAGCAATAGCTAAAGCTCAACAGAATATCACTCGGTTAACTAATGAATATAAGAATCTCAGTAAAGCAGCGGGAATACCTACTCAAATGGAAAGAATGAGAGTACCTGGATACAAAAGAGTTTCAACAAAATAACCACCTTTTCACGGGTGGTTTTCAACTCTTCACTCAAGAGTAATTTCCATCAACTCTTTAATTATACCATATTACTTTGAATTATTCTTTGTGCAATTTGCACAAAAATACTACTGAAATTTTGTCACCCAAAATGTGTAAAATCTGTAATATTTTACCATGTTCCGTGTATAATATATTATAATATATAAAATGGAGGTTATATATTAAAGAAAACAGAAAATTTAAATAAAAAGGATGGTGATTAAAATGACAGAAAACAAATCTAGTGCAAAATATTGGGAAGAGAAATATTGCGATTTATACGACCAATATCAATTATTAAAGCGAATAGCCGTGGATATGGATTACGAATTACAAGCAATAAAACAAGATAGAAAAGACGCAAAAATGTTAAGGCAAGCTGAATTAATGAACGAATAATAAAAATGGGGCGAAAATGCCCTATCAAGGTCACTAACTAATTAAAAGAAGAACTCAAATAATTTTAACATAAAAAAGGGTGGGACAAATGATTACAGTTAAATTAGGTGGGTACAAGTAATCAAATACAATATAAGAAGGTGATTATTATGAAAAGAATAACAGACCAAGAATTAGATAAAGTAGTTGGCGGAATAAGTTTAAAAATGAGTGGTCCTACATTACCAACAGAGAATTTAGCACCACCTACACAGTCAACAATCGAAGAACGAAAAAGACAAATGAGTATTAGATTAAAGTTGACTTAAAAAAGCGGAAGTGCTAGACTATTAGTTACCACACAATATAGTCAACACGACCGCCTTTATTTATAATAAACGCCTTTTTGTTGATTGTCAAGTGGAATTTAACGATGAGGTGTTTTTCTTATGATTTCTTTTGATCCAGAATTGGCAAAAAAGTTCGGTTTGCACGAAGCAATTATTTTCGAGAGGATACGAATATTACACGTAAAAAACGAAGAAAATATGCAAAACTATTATCAAAATAGGTTTTGGGTAGATTTGAATAATCATATTTACAGTAATTTTTTGTATTATATTAGTAAACCTGATGTTGATTATGCATTAGAAAATTTGGTAAAACTCAATGTTTTAGACGAATTAAAGTTACCAGAATTATTTTTATACACTCTAAATGAAAATTTTGTAGAAAAATTCAAACGTCATTTAGGTAAGTAAATTGTAGAAAGTTTGGCGACAATCTCTTTGTATAAGCAAGTAAACTATTATTAGTACTTTGCTATAAAAAGGAGATTTTTTATTTTGGAAAATACTGAAAAAATTTTGGACAATGAAGATCCAATAATTGAATCAGGAGAAAAGACATTCACTCAAGTTGAGGTTAACGAATTAATTGAGTCAAGACTTGCTCGGGCAAAGAAACAGATGCCAAGTAAGGAAGAATTAGAAGCGTTTAAAAATTGGAAAGACAGTCAAAAATCTGAAGGTGAGCGACAAGCTCAACGAGAACAAGAATTCCATCAAATTCACTCCGAAAAAGAACATCTAAGACGAGAAAACGTCGTACTAAGAAGCGGTGTCAATTGGGATGATGCTGATTATGTACTTTATAAAGTTTCTAAAATTGACGGCGAATTTGAAGAGAATCTAAAAATGTTTTTAACTGAAAATTCAAAGTTTATAAATTCTAATTCAAATACTGTGAAAAATACAGGTGTTATTCCAACAACAAATAACAAAATAAATGACGATGAAGGTTATTTATCAATTTTAAAAAGAAAACATCCAAACCTATTTTAAATCACCTATCTTTGAAAAATAAAGGTGAATTAAAAAATGGCAAATCCAATAGCAATAAATGGAACTCATTATAGACAAGAGCAATATGCAAATAGCATAGTAAAGTTGATGCGTCAACAATTCAACATTAGAAATGATTTCAGTCGGGACTATGAGGGAAATCCGATATTTGGCGCAGTTAACATTCCAGTTCGTGGTGGAGATGTAACTTTAGCCAATTACGATATCTTGAATGGTGTATCGCTTACACAATCAGCTACAACTTACACTCAAATTCTAGTAGATAACCACAAAGCTATTAATGAATTGATCGATGGATATGAAAGTAATGCAGTGCCAGACAATGTGGTAGCACAGCGACTCGAAAGTGCATCATATGTAATTGGTCAAACTTTAGAATTATCTGCTATTAATGCCCTCGTAGATGGTGGAACTACGGAAGCAGATACTAGTGCATTGAGTACTTCTACAGCATACTCTACAATCGCAACTAGTATTAAAACTTTAAAAGCACGTGGAATTATGGCTACAGACTTAAGAGTGGCAGTTTCTGCAGATACAGAACTTTTATTATTAACTGATGATAAGTTTGCAAATACCTCGGGACAACTTGGTGCTGAATTAATCAGAGATGGTGTCATTGGAAAAATCAATGGTGTTAACGTAAAAGCAAATTACATAATGCCTGCAAACGTACAGTACATCGTATATTCTCCAATTTGGTGTCAAGCAATAGATTCTTG